CTTCAAGTACATATATTACACCTAAAGCTTATTACCCAGGAACATAATGGCAAAGTACGCAACAGGTAAATACGCAAGAGCGATATCAGATAGATCTGGCATGGAGTTTCCATATAAAGAGATGGTCAGAGAATGGAATGGATCTTTTGTGCATGTATCAGAGTTTGAACCAAAGCAACCACAATTAGAACCAAAACCCATGAACGGTGATTCTATATCTCTTAGACATGTAAGACCAGACAGAATCGAGACAGCAGTCCCTAATCTTTTACCTTTAAATCCTTTTACAATCACAAATGCATCTACGGTTGTGACTGTAAATGAGCCTGATCATGGCAGATCCACAGGAGAAACAGTTAGATTTAGAGATTCAACTAATGTTTTAAATGTACCAGCAGCAACAATAAATTCTGCTTCAGGGTATACAATTACCAAAGTTAATGATAATAGTTATACATTCGTGTCAGGAGTTACAGCTTCTGCAACACAAGAAGGAGGAGGTGACATAGCTTCAGCAGGGCCAGTCACAGTAAGCGCATGATAAATAAAATTTGGAATTGGATTAAAAATATGTTTTTACCAGAAAAGCAAGATCCACATCTTACTTTATATGAAGAGGTAAAACCAGAACACTGTTCAGGACATAATAGATTTAGAAAATCTTGTCCTCGTTGTCAGGAGATAGTTAAGTAATGGCATATACTTTAGCTAACTTACAGACTGATATAAGAAATTATACAGAGGTAGACGATACGGTATTTTCTGATTCTGTTCTTGATCCTATCATAAAAAATGCAGAAAACAGAATATATAGAGAGGCTGATTCTGATGATAACAGATTTTATGCAACCTCTACATTGGTATCTGGAAATAGATATGTAACGATACCATCAGATCTTAGAATAATAAGATATGTTCAATTAAAAGATACAAATGTTACACCAAACGCACAATCTTTTTTAGAGAAAAAAGACGCTAGTTATATGGCAACCTTTTACGATACACCAGATACTGCATCTGGTATTCCTAAATATTATGCTAATTGGGATGCTAACTTTTGGGTTGTGGCACCCACACCAAATGCCAATTATGAGATAACTCTGGCTTATGTAAAACAACCATTTAGTATAACAGATACAACACAGCCGACTGGAGCTGCAGCGGCAACAAACGGAACTTATATATCGAATAAATATCAAGATCTGCTTTTATATGCATGTCTTGTGGAGGCATATGGGTACTTGAAAGGTCCTGTGGATATGTTACAATACTATTCACAAGCTTATCAAAAAGCTCTTCAATCGTACGCGATCGAACAACAAGGTCGTAGACGCCGAGACGAATATCAAGATGGTGTTATTCGTACTCCTTTGCAATCACCATCACCATAATTAAGGAGATAATAAATGGCAAACGTAATACCTAATGCATTTAAAGCTGAATTACTTTCAGGCACGCATAATTTTGCGAGTGGTGGAAACAGTTTTAAATTAGCTCTATACACGTCTAATCCATACGATACGTCAAGCACTGCATACTCTACTTCTAACGAGGTAAGTTCAGGAGGTGGTAGTGGCTACACGACAACTGGTCTTGTTTTACAAAACCAATCTGTTACTGCAGGCGCAACATCTTTTGTTGATTTTGATGATTTGACATTTTCTAGTGCAACATTCTCAGCAGCTTTTGGTGCGATATATAACGATACCAACAGTGATAAGCTATGTGTTGTTTTAGATTTTGGTGGAACAAAGACAGCTACGAACGGAGATTTTAAGATTGTATTTCCGGCTACTGGAACACCAGCTAATGCTATCATAAGTTTAGCAAACGCGTAATAGGAGAAAAAATAAATGGCGTTTAAATTAAACGACAGAGTAAAAGAATCAAGTTCGACTACAGGGACAGGTGTATTTACACTTGGAGGTGCGGTAACAGGTTTTGAAACCTTTGCTGCCGGTATTGGTGGAAGTAATACTACTTATTACTGTATCTTTGAAACAGGAACGGCAAACTTTGAAGTTGGTTTTGGAACTTTAAATGGATCAGGTAATGAACTAACTAGAACTTTAATTATCTCCAGTTCTAATAGTGATGCCGCTGTAAACTTTGCAGGTAACACAGAGGTTTTCTGTACGGTACCTGCTGCAAAAATAGGTTTACCCAATCCAGAAGAATATGGTTCTTCATCAGCTCCAAAGATAATCACAGTTAAGGTTGCCAGTAAATCTGGTAGTCATCCCTATCAAGGTGTCGGTTCTGGTAATGCATACTATTTAAACGGATTAGAGGCACCTGCTTTGAGATTATCTGGCGTGGACGCGTCAAACTCAGCTTACGCATATTACTATAGATTCGATCAATCAGACTCGTCAAACAGTGGACACCCTTTTAGATTCTATCTAGAATCAGATAAATCCACAGCTTACACGACGGGAGTAACTACAAATGGAACAGCCGGTAGTTCCGGTGCTTACACGCAGATTGCTGTCGATGAAAACACACCGAATATTTTATACTATCAATGTTCATCTCATGGGTACATGGGTAACCATGTTACAAATATTAGTAATAAGGTTAATTCAAACTTAACTACTTTAGGAGATATAACTGTTGGATCTAAATTAAAGATGCCTACAAATACTGCAAACAAAATGTTGATTGCAGATGGTACATCTTTTGAGGAAGTTGATATGTCAGGTGACGCTACAATCGCATCTGGCGGAGCATTAACACTAGCTAACTCTGGAGTATCAGCGGCTAGCTATACAAATTCATCAATCACAGTAGACGCTAAAGGTAGGGTTACCTCTGCTTCTAGTGGATCCGCAGGAGTATCAGCAGGATTTGCGGTTGCAATGGCGATCGCCTTATAGTAAAGGAGTAATATGGCACAAGATTTTGAAAGATATGGTTTAAATGCAGTAGGGACATCAGCAACAGTGGTACATACAAGTAACTCTGATGATGCGATTATCTCTGTTCGTTTATCTAATGTCACAACATCAACAATAAATGCAGATGTGTTTATCACATCTTCAGTAACAGGTGGTTCTCAGGACCACTACTTAATCAAAAATGCACCAATAGTTCCGGGCGGATCGCTCGAGCTGATAGACGGTGGAAGTAAAATAGTAATTGAATCGGGAGACGTGGTAAAAGCACAGTCCGACACGGCAAGTTCGTTAAGTGTTTGGATGTCTGTTGTCGATGCAATTAGTACGTAAGGAGATTCATGGCTTATTTAGGAAACGTTCCAGCTAGAAGTTTTATAAGTTTTGAGAGACAGGTATTTACAATCGTAAACTCTCAGACTGCGTACACGCTATCACATAGTGTTACTAACGAGAACGATATCAGACTTGTTGTAAACAACATTATCCAAGAGCCAGGATCAGGTAAAGCATACACCGCATCGGGCACAACTCTTACGCTATCCGCAGCGTTGGTTAATGGTACGGACGAAATGTATTGTGTATTTTTAGGAAGAGCAGTCGGAACAGTCAACGCTCCTGCAGGATCTGTTAGCACTTCACAACTTGCAGGTGATGCAGTTACAGAAGCAAAGATTGCTGATGGTGCTGTTGAGAGTGAACATTTAAATAATAATGTTATATCTGGTCAAACAGAATTAGCGGCCGAGCCCGCAGACACAGATGAATTTTTAGTATCAGATGCAGGAACTTTAAAAAGAATAGATTACTCTCACATTAAAGGTGGTGGTAAAATAGGACAAGTTGTTTCAACTTTTAAAGCTGACGCTTTCTCATCTACATCTGATGGATTTTTTGATATTACTGGATTATCTGTATCAATAACTCCTTCAGCAACATCAAGTAAAATTCTTGTAATATCTGATTTAGCTTTAGGTGCAAGTGATTTTAATGCTTTTAATATTGGATTTAAAGTTTTAAGAGGTAGTACAAATATTGGAATTTCTACTACTGGATCAAACAACTATTCTGGTGGTTTTAATTTTTATGGTAATGATACAACTTACGCTTTTGGTAATGCAAAAGTTTTTTTAGATAGTCCCTCAACCACATCTGCAACTACCTATAAAGTTCAAGGAACTAAACTAGATAGTTCTGGAACTTTTTATCTAAATAGAAGAGGATCAAGCACTTCTGTTGGTGGTACATCATCAATAACAGTAATGGAGGTGTTAGCATAATGGATTTACATAAAGCAATTAGAGCTATACATAATTCGGTTACTACTATAAATGGTTCTAATCAGGACAATATTGTTGCAACAGATATTAATGGAAATAATGTTGCTATTGATTGGACTCAAGTCAATGCTTGGACAGATCCAGATCAATATAAATATAATAGAGCAGCAGAATACCCTAGTATAAAAGACCAGCTCGATGACATATACCACAATGGTATAGATGGTTGGAAAACTACTATCCAGGCAACAAAAAATAAATATCCAAAGGAATAAATAGATGGCAATAGATAAAGTAACATCGGCAGCAATAACAGACGGAACGATAACTAGTTCTGATCTAGCTTCGGGTACGATAGCAAATCAATCAGCATTTAAAAACATCATCATTAATGGAGATATGAGCCAAGCTCAAAGAGCGACTTCAACTTCTTCTATAACTTCTAGTGCCTATCATACAGTAGATAGATTTAAAACAAACATAAGTAGTCTTGGAACATGGACACAATCGCGAGACACAACTATTCCGACTGGACAAGGTTTTGCAACTTCTTTAAAAATGGACTGCACAACCGCTGATGGTTCACCATCATCTGGAGATTTTTTAAACATAGGAACAAGATTTGAAGGTCAAATGGTTCAGTATTTAAAAAAAGGAACTTCATCTGCCGAAAGTTTAACGCTTTCATTTTGGGTTAGATCAAACAAAACTGGTACTTATACTGCTGAACTTTACGACAGTGATAATACTAGATATAATGGTAAAACCTATTCAATAAGTTCTGCTGACACTTGGGAAAAGAAAACCATAACTTATGATGGAGATACTACAGGAGCTTTTGGAAATGATGCAAATGTAAGTTTGTCAGTATTTTTTTGGTTAGGAGCTGGATCTGATTATACAGGAGGTACATTTAATAATGGAACTTGGGGATCTGGTGGTAATAATACAAGAGTTTCCTCATCACAAGTCAATCTTGCAGACAGCACATCAAACGAATGGTACATTACAGGGGTACAATTAGAAGCTGGAACATCAGCAACTGATTTTGAGTTTTTGCCAACTGATGTAAATTTAAATAGATGTTTAAGATATTTTCAAATATTAGATGTTGGATCTAACTGTCCGCTATATACTACTGGAGATGGTAATCACAATAGACACATAAGACTTACATGGGGAATTAGAAAAAGAGCTACACCATCCGTTACATCCTCAGCATCAAGTGGAACTTTAAGTAGTTTGGGTCAAACACATGATAGTAAAAGTTTTTATGTAAACGTTGGTAGTGGAGGTGGAACTACTGGATTAAATGCAAATGTAACAATAGACGCAGAATTATGATTAATAAAAATGAAATACAAACTGTTGAATTAAAATATCATTTATTTGATAATACACCTTTATATTATAATGTAGTTGTTGAAAATAATAATCTTGATATTCATGTACCATTAGACGAAGCAAACACAGATTACCAAGAAATTCAACAGTGGATTTCAGAAGGAAACACTGTTATAGATAACGGAGAATAAGGAGAAAAACTATGGCATCACTATCAAGCAAGATCAAGACTTACTGCGCTAATAACGGCGTAGCAGAGGTTGATTTTATGACGGACGTTTTGCTTCAGGATGACTCGAACGGTCAGGGGCCTTACATCAAGACATGGAATGTTTCAGGTGTGGCGCAACCAACTGATGAGCAACTGAACGCTGTAGACTCAGCTGCAGATCTCGAAGAGAGACAAAATGCGGTTAGAGCTGCAAGAAGAACGGCCTACGGTGATTTGGGCGCACAGCTCGACATGCAGTACCACGATTCAAAAGATGGTACATCTACTTGGGAAGACCACGTAGCTGCTGTCAAAACTGCAAACCCAATCCCTACAGAGTAAAGGATAAAAATATATGGCTTACGTTGGAAAAGCTCCCCAGACGGGCGCGTATCAGATATTGGACGACATATCATCGTCGTTCACCGGATCAACTGCAGGACCGTTTAACTTAACGGTTGGTGGGACCGCTGTGCTTCCAGGAAACGAACAGAGCTGTATCATATCCATCTCAGGTGTCATTCAGGATCCAGGTGCATACACGATCTCTGGTTCTCAAATAACTTTTAGTTCAAACCCAGCTGGTTCTGATACTTTTTTCGGAACTGTGCTTGGTAGTACTTTTGATATCGGCACACCAACAGATTCAACAGTGACAGCAGGAAGTTTAGCCTCAACATTTTTTATGAAAAACAGTCAGACGTTCACAAGTATATCAATGGCAGGTTCTACTAACGGCGCGTTAGTTGGTCCTGTTACAGTATCAGGAACAGTGACTATACCATCAGGGAGTACATTTGTAATTTTATAATGAGTAAGTTAGAGACAAACACTATTGATACAGTATCAGGAACTTCGACACTACAGGTCGGGAGCACAAACACATCTACTATTACTTTAGGTGTAAGTGGTGATACGATTAATGTACCATCAGGAGTTACAATTAATAACAATGGAACTCAAACAGGGTTTGGTGGAACTAACACTCCAGCTTTTCACGCAAGAGTAAATAGTGCAGTTTCAACAACTGATAACGTAGAAACAAAAGTTACTTTTGGTGCAGAAGATTTTGATACAGACAGTGCTTATGATACTAGCACATCTAAGTTTACAGTTCCATCTGGTAAAGCTGGCAAGTATTTTATATACTCAATGATAAGAATTGATAGTGCTACAGATTCAGAAATTTATGATATTAAAATTAAAAAAAATGGAAGTGAAGTTTTAAATTACGCTGCAAATCAATACAGATATACTTCAGCTTCTGTTTCTGCAACATTAGATTTAGCTGTTTCAGATTATCTTGAAGTTTATGTTTTAGTATCTAACAACTTATCTTTACGAAACGATCAAAAAGAATGTTATTTCGGTGGATACAAATTAGTAGAGTAAAATTATGGCAAACGGAACATTAAAAGTATCGAATATAGAAACAAGCTCTGGATCAGGGACTATTACTGTTGGAGCGTCTGGAGAGACTGTAGATTTTTCTAACGGAACTATAACTTTAAATAGTTCTATGAAAATGACTCCTGCTTTTCAAGCATACTCATCTAACGGACAAACTCCTAGTGATGCT